TGTTTTTATCTACTATTTTTCAGGCTCTAAAAATGAACCTTCTTATACACCTCTAACTTACCTATTCTCTAGGGGGTAGACAAGCAGTTCGTTAAACATACTCTCTGACATAGAATTAGTTTGAAAAAACATTAATCCAAATTTACAAAAAAGTGCTTGTATAAAAACATTAAAAAAACATAAATTTATGTTATGAATATAAAGAAATATGAACCTAACAAATTATTAGCAATAGAGTTACTAGCTAGCAACCCTTCAATGACTCAAGAATTAATAGCTTCAAAGATTGGAATTAGCAAAAGCACTATAAAAGTTTGGCTTACAGACCCTGACTTTATAGATGAAATTTACAAGAGATATATGGAAGTTTCAGGTATCGAATTGCCTGCAGTTATTAAAGCTATGATTGAAGAAGCAAAGATGGGAAATGTGCAAGCAGGTAGATTAATTTTAGAGCATTTTGGCAAATTAGAAACAAAAATCAAAGTTCAAGTAGAAAGTCCTTTTGAAAAATTTATGAGGATGGATGGAGATGAGGCAGAATTTGTAGATATTAGTGACCAAGAAAAATCTAAAATGGATTTAGTAAATAAAGTTATGGACATGGAAGATATCGAGTTACCTGAAAGAGATATTGCTAATAGCAGTCCTCGTCTGAGGGAAAAAAATGAGAAAAAAACATTAAAAGAGAGTACAATTAAGCATATTAAAAAAGAAAAAGTAAAAAAACAGTTAAACAATGCTTACAGACTTAGAAAAAGAGCTAAAGAAGTTGGTTTAGAGTTACTTGGCTCAGGTAGACAGTCTAAAGGTGCTAGAAAAGAGTGGTTAGAAAAGCTTGAAAGGCTAGAAGTTGAAAAATTTGGGCATACCAGGGATATTATTTAATATTTTACATATAAACATTCCTAAGTAAAGGAATGTTTAATATATATAATATATATATAATATATATATATATAGGGAAAAATGAAAAAAGAAATTATCAAGTTTAAAGAAAAGTGGTTTAAGTTTACTGACTATAAGCCTCACAAAGGACAAGAAAGACTACACTTCCCACCAGGAGACCCTAGATTTATTGTCGCTGTTTGTGGTAGAAGATGGGGAAAGTCTTTTGGAGCAGCTAAAGAAATAGAACTTGTCATTACACAACCAAAGAAAAGAGCTTGGGTCGTTGCACCTACTTACCAAACTGCTGAAAAAGTGTTTAGAGAAGTGTGGAATGTAATGATTAATGAAAAACAAATGCCTACAAGGCGAGCATCTTACAGAGATATGTACATAGAATTTGAGTGGGGTTCTGTTTTTGAAGCTAAATCTGCAGATAACCCACCATCATTAGTTGGTGAGGGTTTGGATTTATTAGTTTTAGACGAAGCAGCCAAGCAAAAAAAGAAAACTTGGGAGATGTATTTAAGACCAACATTATCTGACAGGAAAGGAAAAGCAATATTTATCACTACCCCTGAAGGTTATAATTGGGTATATGAATTATTTTTAAGGGGAAAAGATGATGAAGAATGGTACTCGTTCAACTCGCCATCATGGGAAAACCAATATGCATACTCAGGACCTGACGATGCAGACCTACTTGAAGCAAAGAGAAATATGTCACAAGAAATCTTTGACCAAGAGTATGGCTCAAAGTTTACTTCCTTTGCTGCTAGGGTGTATCCTTTTGATAGGGAGCTTGATGTGGGCAACATTGGGTATAACCCTAATGCTCCCACTTATTGCACTATCGATTTTGGATATAGGCAACCTGCTGTTTTATGGATGCAAACTTATTTGGAAGAAGGTATGCAACATATTAATGTAATTGACGAGATTGTACACGAGAGAAATGTAAAAACTGATGAACTTGCAAAAATGATTAGAAAAAAACCATATCATGTTGTAAATTATTTTGGAGACCCTGCAGGCATAAATAAGCAATCTCAGTCAGGATTAGGGGATATTGAGATTTTTAGGAGGCATGGAATAGGGGTTCGGTCAGTAAGGGACAGAGTAAGCAGAGACATCGAAGCAGGTATCAGTCATGTTAGAAGTTTTATCCAAAATGCAGAAAATCAAAGGTTTTTACATGTTTCAAGTAAATGTATAGGACTTTGTGAAGATTTGGAAAACTATAGATACCCTGAACACAAAGAAGGAACAGATTTAAGGAAGCTGCCTATAAAAGATGGGCATCATGACCATAGCATGGATGCTTTGCGTTATTTTTTTATAAACAGGTTTCCAATTAGGCAGCAGTCATTATTATTTGAGAGGAAAAACAGTAAATGGCGATAGATTATAAGAGTGCGATAAAAGAATCAATACAAACATTAAAACTTCAAAACTCAAGAGCTAGAAGAAGAGAAGTTGAAGAATTACTTAATTTTTATACAGGAACTAACACAGAAAGGTATATAGAAAGTTTTTTCTCTCCTGATATTTATTCAGATATACCTATTTACAAAATGAATATAACTAGAAAATTTATAGACAAAATGTCTAGAGTTTATGTTCCACAAGCAATTAGAAAATTCTCAGGGCAGGAGAATCTCTTATATAGCTCATTGACTCCTAACAAAAATGTTAGAATGAAACATGTTGAACGCATGACTAATCTTCTTGGTACTCCTGCCTTAAGAATTGTATGGAATGATTTAGAAGAAAATCCATTTTTCGAATATGAACCTGTTTATTATTTTGATGTTTACTTTGATGAGTATAGCCCAAATAAACCATTAGCAATTATGTATCCAATACTTTCGCCTACATCAGATGTTAGCTATGTTGGAGATATGAAATGGGAGTATTGGGATGACACAGTTCATTGCAAATATGATGAGCAGGGGAGAATTTATTTTGAAGAACCTAATCCATATGGCATGCTTCCTTTTGTTTTTCCAAGAGATATGGAGCAAATAGATGACTTTATTAATGAAGGTGCTACTGATATTGTTAATGTTAATAAACATATCAATATTACAATGACAAACTTACAATTAGGATTGCATTATCAAATGGTTGGTCAGCCTTATGCAACAGGAGTTTATTCAGATGAGCCAATTAAAAGAGTTGGTCCTGACTATATAATTAATGTCCCTGAAGGAGGTACATTCGGCATCGCTTCTCCACAAGGGGATTTAAGAGGTGTTGTTGACACTATTAAATTCCAATTAGAAATGTTGGCACAGTCTAGGCATATGAGCATTAACTTTGACAGCAATCAAGACCGACCTTCTTCAGGGATAGCCTTAGTTATAAAAGATTTTGAGCATATGACTGACTATCAAGATGATATGGAAAGATATAGAGAGCTTGAACATGCTATATTTAAAGTTGAAAAAACTATAGCAGAAGTTAATAATGTTAAGTTAAACAATAATTTTGAAGTGGAGTTTGGAGAGATTGAGTATCCTACTACAACTCAAGAAACTATTGCAAAAGAGCAATATGAGGTTGAAAAAGGTTTTGTAACAAATGCAGAGCTACTTCAGAGGAGAAAAGGGGATATCACTTTAGAGGAGGCTAAAAAAATCATAGACGAAAATTCTAATAATGGCTAAATTGACCATTAAATATGATTTTAATCCTAAAGTGACTAAGCAAACTGCTATTGGTCCTAGTAAAAAATGGCTAGATAAAAATGCTAATAGACCTGATGTTTTAAGAGCTGTAAGAACAGCATTTAGTAAATATTTAAAAAGGTTAGGGGCTTCGCTTAAAAAACAGTATCTTTCAACTGCTCCTAAAAGAAGCCGAATAGGTGCTAATGACAATAGCCCTTCAAGTCACGATGTAGTTGCATCTTATGTTGGGCAAGGAAGTTACCATAGAGCTAAAAACCTTCCTTATGGAAATATACAAGGTAGAAAAACTGCTACTTTAGCAGGAGAGGCTCCTCCTAATGGTGTAATTTCAGGGAAGTTAGCTAATTCTATAGGAAAGCCAATAATTAAAATTTCAGGAGGAAAATTTAAAATTATCTTTGGACCTGATTTACAAAATGTTCCTTTAGATTTTTATTTACATAAAACTTTAGTTAACCATCATGATTTCCCAAAATTAAAAATGCCTTCAACTTTATCAACTAGCAGCGTTATATTTAAACAAGCTAGGTTAGATGCTATGAAAAGATTAAAAAATTTAGAAAACAGAGACAAGCAGAAAAAATAAGGAGTACATTATGGATAATGATAAAAGATTAAAAAAAATAGAGCTATTATTAGAAAAAATGCTAGAAGAATTAGTAGTAGAAGCTATTAGCTCTGATTCATCTATAGTACTCCCAATCCCTACTAAAATATTTTTAGAAATGGAAGATATAGCAGGAGAAAAATTAAATTTAATTGGATTAAGTTAAAATACTTCTTATATTTGCTACTAGAATTTCATAACAAAAATCGTAAAAAGGAGATAATATGTCAGAAGGACAAGAGAAAGCAGTAAATGAGACTCAGGAGAGTCAACCATCAGTATCAGAAGATGCTAATGTAGATTATAAAAGCCTCTACCTTGAAGAAGTGCAGAATGCAAAAAAACTTCGTAAAAGGGCGCAGGATGCAGAAGTGACTATTCAAGATACTGCAAAGGAAAGAGAAACCCAAAAGGTTAAGCAACTTAAAGAGCAAGAGAAGTTTCAAGAATTATCTGAGAACCTTCAAAAGCAATTAGATGAAGTTATGCCTTATAAAGAAAAATGGGAAACTCATGAAACTACTCGCAGAGAATCTTTACTTTCAAAGCTGCCAGAGGAAGATAGAGAAAGTTTACAGACAGAGAGTCTAAAAACTTTAGAATATATAGTTCAAAAATTAGAGGTTTCTAAACCTGTCAACCCACAACATACTCCTGGACAATCTCGAAGTGTTGCAGATTTACCAAAGGGTAATAAATTTGAAACCATGGACAAAGATACCATGAAAGATAATTGGGGGGCTGTTTTAGATTCTTATAAGAATAAAAGAAATTAAAAAACAATTCCTACTTGAAGGCGAAAGCAGTTGATAGAGGAAATAATTATAGAGGTATAAAATGGCAACTTCAACAGGGTTGGCGAATCCAGCAGCTTCTCAAGCTTCAGATACAGAATTAGCAGTATTTATTCCTGAAATTTGGTCGGATGCTGTAAGAGCAGCTTTCAAAAAAAACTTAGTGCTTGGAAATTTAGGTAATGACTTTTCAGCTTTAATTGCAGGTGGAGGGGATATAATTAATGTCCCATCTGTAGCAGATGTAGCAGCAGCAGCAGCTAAATCAGCGCATGTTCCTGTAAATTATACAAATGCAACTGAAGATTCTTTGCAAATTACAGTTCAAACTCATAAATATGCTTCAGCAATGTTAGATGATATGGGTGTTGTACAAGCAAGTGCAGACTTATTAAGCATGTATTCAGATTCTATTGGCTATCAATTAGCTTTAGGTTTTGATACAGATGTAGAGGCTGCATTAGCTTTAACAGAAGAGTGTATTAATATTGCAGGCAACACAGTAGCAAAAACTATTGATGCTGCAACTTTAGCACATATTAGCAAAGTGGTTATGGAAAATAATTGTCCACTTAATGAGTGTACATTAGTACTTAATCCTACTTTGTATTCATCTTTATTTAGAATAGATGACTTTATTCATGTTTCTAAAACAGGCGCTGCAGATATGCCAAATGGTTTTGTTGGTAGTGTTATGGGTATGAATGTTGTTCTTTCTAATAACATCACATCTACAAATGCAAATGGTGCTGTTGATTCTGATGATGGTGCCTTAAATGATAATAATGTTCTTGGTGGATTTGTTGTTCATAAAGATGCTTTAGGATATGCTTTTAGCAAACAGCCTACTATGAACTCTGAATACGATATTGATTATATTGCTCACAAATTAGTTGGAGATGCTATCTATGGAGTTAAATTACTTCAAGATTCTTCTCAAACTAAATGTTGGGGTATCGTAGAAGAGGGTACTACTGCTTGGTAGTAAGTAGATAGTTAACAATATGATAGGGGGAGTTTTTCTCCCCCTATTTATTATAGGAGAGTTTATGAAAGACATTAAAGTAATGTTTAAGGGAAATAAGTTTCCATCAGGTTATGCAGTTGATAAAGAATTTATGGTTGGCAAAAAATACTTAGAGAATTTACAAGCAGATGGAAGATATGACATAGAGGTTATGGAGACACCTAAAGAAACTCCTAAACCTAAAAAGAAAAAAACTAGCAAGAAATGATGATTAATTCAATTAAAGAAATCGTAGAAGGTACATTATACAAATTAGATATGTATAGCGATGATGCATTATCCTTAGTAATGAGGACAGGATGGGCAGAATCAGGCTATAGAGCCTTAAGGCAATATAAGGGTCCTGCAATAGGATTTTGGCAGGTTGAACTAGATACAGTTAAAGATACTTTAGATAATTATGTGGCATACAGACCCCACATCAAAGATATTCTACTTGGATTAGGTCTAGATGAAGATGATTTAGAATTTTCTGTATTATCAAGTATAGCATTACAAGCAGCATTCTGCCGACTTAAGTATAGACGAGATTCAAAGCCTATCCCCTCATGGGATGATATGGAAGGTCAAGCTAAATATTGGAAAAGAGTATATAATACCGAACTTGGAAAAGGAACTGTAAAACATTTTATAGAATGTAACGAAGCTAAACATTAAAGGAGAGTTATGCCTAAAAAAAATCCTGTCAGACGAGCAATAGTAACTCCTGATAAACACTTTCCCTTAGCTGATATGCCTGCAATTAAAGTCTTATGTAAGACTATCGAAATAGTTAAACCTGATATATATGTAGATTTAGGAGATGTTGGTGAGTGGCATGGTTGCTCTCATTGGCAATGGAAAAAGAAAAAAAGACCTCCTATCGAATACCAACTACCTTTTATAGAAAAAGATATAGTAGATGTAAATAGTGGAATGGACATTATTGATGAGTCATTAGATAAAGTTAATTGCAAAGAAAAATATATCACAGAGGGTAATCATGACGATTGGATGAATAGGTTTACTGAAGAACATCCATATTTAAATTATGAATTTAAAAATGTAGTTAAACTAGATGAAAGAGGATATACATTTTATCCTATAGGCAAGTATCTAAAAATAGGCAAGCTATTCTTTTATCATGGACATCATTTTGGTAGCATCAACCATACTAGGAATCATCTTGTAAAGTTAGGCTCTAATATTATGTATGGGCATCACCATGACCTACAACAATCTAGCCTTACTCATATGGATGGAGTAAAGTCTGCCTGGAGTATTGGCTGTCTAAAAGATATGGGAGATGAAAAGAATGCTTGGCTTGGTAATAGAAAACATAATTGGAGCCATGCTTTTTCTATTGTAGATTTCTTTGAAAATGGTTACTTTACAGTACATGTTATACAGATAATTAATGGGAAAACATCCCTTTGGGGTAATGTGATAGATGGAAATGTTTAATGCAACAAGAGCTACAATCACAATTAGAAGGATTATTAGGCTCTTATGGGTGGATGTTTCTCGTTGGTTTTGCAGCAATGCTATTTCGTTCAGCAATAGAAGGAGCTGTAGAAGGCTTTAAAGTCTTTTATGGTGATGATTTAAATACTGACGATGTAGTTATTATAGATGATAGACCTGCTCGTGTAGTTAGAGTAGGATTTTTTAAAACAATATTTTTTGTATATGAAGTGGGTACATCTCCTGATGGAAAGCCTTATGTTAAATCAGGGAATAAGATGGCTATACAGAATGACCAATTAAAAACACATAAGATAGAAAAACCTCTATCTATGTTAGACCTTTCAAGGTGGGAGAAAAGTAATGACTGATACATTAAGGACAACAGCAGTAGGAGTAGGTAGTGCAGCAGCAATAAGCCTAGGTGTCTTACCTGATTTAGTTTCTGTAGCTGTTGGAGTAGTAACATTTATATATTTTTTAATTAAGATTAAGAAAGAATTATGATAGGAACAGGAGTTTTAGTTGAAAAAGCAATATCGATATTGGCTAAACAGTTTAAGTTAGACAAAGTTCTCGACTATGTGGAAAACCCTAATGAAGCTGATAAGGAAATTAAAAACTTAAGAGCCAGGGTTGAGTCTTTAGAGAAAATGGCTCATCCACAAAGAGAGTTCGTTATATGTAATCAATGTAAAAAACAAATAGAGGAGTTATAATATGTTTGATTCAGTTTTAGGATTAGTAAGTAATAATGCAAGTTTAATAGCAAGTGGAAGTGGCGCAGCTGTAGTTTTATGGGTCTTGAAAAGAGTCCCTAATGACTATATTTGTGAAATGGTAGAAACATTGTTCTATACTATAGGCAAAACAATAACTTTAGGTTTAAGCAAATGGAGCTTAACTAAAAAGTTTTGGAATAATACTATAGAGCCTTGGTTTATTGATTTAATTGACAATGTAGTTGGTGGAGCTGTTAAAGGTTTCATTAGAGGTTTAAGGGTAGATGGCTAATCTAACTTCAGATAAAAATTTAGATAAACATCTAAAGGTAATCAAGTCAGGGGAGGAAATAACCTCCCTTGAGCTTGCTACTGAAGGCAATGGTGCTAAGGTCAAAGGCGACCTTGAAATAACAGGAAGCATAACTAATACTGTTGGAATGTTTGAACTGTTAGGTGATAAAATTGTTGTTAATGCAGGATTTTTATATTTTATTAACTTGCAAAATAGATTACATTTTTCAGAAAATGATGTTGATAGTTTTTACAATATGTTTTTTGTATCTAACTCAGATACTACTTTAAATGTAAACAATGCCAAAACTAAAGGAATACAGACAGAGATTAGAGGTGGCACTATAACTGCTGCAGATACAACAAATACTTATAACTCTGCATTAAATGTAAGTGTTACTTTAAATGATACAAGTGATTCAGGAGCTTGTGTTTACAAATTGATTGAAGGAGTTGCTACTAATACAGATATTACAGGTTGGGATGAATTATATTTATTACATCTTACAGGTGCAAGTACATTTTATGTTGATAATGCAGGCAATGTAGCTTTATCTAGTGGTAAAAGACTTTATTTAGATGGAGGTGGCGATACCTATATATCTGAAAGCATAGCAAATGTACTTACGATGAAAGCAGGTGGGAATACTGTATTTAGTGCTACAGGGGGAACAGATACTGCTGTTGTTGCACAAAGAGCTATATTTTTATCTCCTAATCAAGCAGGTGGGGGTGGAAAAGTTAATATATCAGAAGATACAACCCTAGCTTCAGAAAAAAAATTATATTTTGATGGTGGAACAGACACCTATATACATGAAAGTGGTGCTGACATATTAGATTTTCAAGTTGGCGATGTTAATATGTTAAGATTGCAGGAAAATGGAGCATCAAGCACAGCAGCAATAGCAGGTAGATTTAGATTAACAAATCATGATGGCTCAACTTATGATGATACAAGTGCATCTGCAGTTCAAACAAGAGCGCAGATTGATGCAGCTATATCAGCAGCAGGTGGGGGTGGAGGTACAAGTAGATGGTCGCACTCATGGGGTGGTTATAAAACATCTAATAGCTCATCAACGACTTATTACTTTCAATATTATCCTAATAACAATGTTTGGAATAATTCTGAAAGTTCTCCAACAAGCATTACTTATTTTGATATGTATGCAGCAGAATGGATTGCTCCTGCTGATGGAACATTAACTAAAATAGATGTATTTGTTAGAGGTGGTAGTGATGATTGTCAATTTTATGTATTTAAAGGAACTCCATCAAGTGCTAATAGCTCATTATCTTTAACACAAATAGGAGCAAGTGGTGCTTGTGGCATAACTACATCTAGCAAAACATTTTATAAAAGTGCAGCAATAAGCAGTTCAAATACATTTAGTGCAGGTGATGGTTTATTTATTATGATGAAAAAAGAAAGCCATAGCGCAAGCACTCATTTTTATTTTAGTGGAACAATAAGTGGAGAATATTCATAATGGCAATAACTAAATTAGAATATAATGATTTGTTTGAAAATGGCGAAGGCGAACCAATAGAGCCATTTGAAGAATTATTAAAAAAAATTAACGAAATAATTGATGAGGTGAATAAATAATGGCAGGATTAACAAATAATACAATAGCGAGTAGCTATAAATCTATATTAAGAATAGATGATAATGCAAATGGATTAGATACATCAATAGAAGCAGTAACTGATGGAGAAGGCACTAAGTCTGCTTTATCATTATCAGATGACAGCTTGCTTGTCAAACCTCAAAATGATGAAACTACAAGTTGTTTTAGGGTAACCTCAAAAGGTGGAACTCCATTGCTAAATGTAGATTCGACCAATAGCGTTGTTAAAGTAAATGTTAATCAAGATATAGCCAATACACAATATGCAACATTCCAAATGAATAGTGCTTGGTGGTCAGGAGCTTTAGCAAATAATCATTACCCACTTTCATATTCGGCAAATCAAAATTCAGTTACCTTTCCTACTTTTGGAACAGGAACAGACCCTGCCGATACATTTACTACAGCAGATTCATCAAATGAAAGAGGAGGGGATTTAGTTCCATGTTTATGGTATGTAATGGATGATATTACTATTGATTCTGTTGTGGCTATTGAAGGGGCAGATGCAGCCACAGGAGATACTACTCGTATGCACTTAATGTCTTACACTTATTCTAGTGGAGCAACAGGTGCATTGACAGGAGGCACAGTTTTAGCTTACAATTCAGATGTAACTAATGCAGGAGCTGAGCAAACTTATAAAAGCACATTTACCATTGGGAGTTCAGATGTAGATGCAGGGAAAGTAATTTTGGCATTTTTAAGGTCAGATTCAGTTAATTCAGATTATTCAGTAAACATGTATATAAAATATCATTTAAGATAGGAGAAAGTATGGCAACATTAACAGAAAGTTTATCAATAAAGACAGGGTTAGGAGATAGTTATGATTTTAGCCTATCTGAAAACTATAATGAAGTATTTAATTTAAGGCAAGAAGTAGATAATAGTGATGGTTTTATTAAGCTGATAGGGTCATCTACAAGTATATCTGCTCAAAATTTACAAAATGTAAGAGCTATGGTTATTAAAAATCATGGAGCAGTAGGAGCAGAAGTTCAAATTAGACTAAATGAATATAAAAACAATTCTGATGTAGATGATGCAAATTCTGTAGATACAGGTGGTGGAGCTACAACAGCTAGATATGCTTCTTTCTTATTAGGTGCAGGAGAGTATATATTTCTACCAAATGTAAGATGGGTTGGCTATAATGAAGCAGCTTCTGCTGCAAATGCTAAACCTGCTACGAGTGGCGATTATTTAACTTTACCTTCAGGTTCAGCTCCATATTCATTTACAGGATTAGCACTTAACGATGCAGGGGTTGAAGCTGCAGACACAACTATTACAGTTGATGATGGAGATTATTTTGAAGTAGGAGATTTAATTCAATTAGGGATAAACGATAGCACTACTACAAGAATAGAGGTTATGAGAGTTACAAATATAGCAACAAATCTTTTAACTGTAGAAAGAGCTTTATATGGTACATCAGCAGCAGATAAAGATGCACAAACAGATGCTACAAATGGAGCAGTAGACAATGCAAGGGTTTGGTTTCCTGTATTTAATATATATGGAGATTATAATACATTTACTAAAATACAAACAGATGCTTCAGGAAGGTTTGGGGTTATGAACTTTTTTGGACTTGGTAGAGTTACAGACAATACAGCAGATGGAATAGTTCCAGGCTCTGTAGCAGGGAAATTTTATGAATCAGGCTATCAGGCTTGTGGAATGAAAGGGATAACTCCACAAACAAATTCAGGGCTATCTACTTCTACTACTTATTATTTCACTATAGCAGTTGATGGAGGCTCTACTATAGAAATTTCATTTACAACTGATGGTTCTAATGTTAGGTTTGGAGGAACAAATGGAATAATAAGAAAAATTCAAGATGCTTTAGATGCTCAATTTTACACAGAAGGCAATTTATTTGAAAAAAAGGTTCATGTAGGGATTGTAGATGGAGATTTAAGATTTACATCAGGGCAACATTTATCTACTTCAGCAATAGCATTAACAGCAGGGACAAGTGGAACTGCAAATGTTGATGAGTTGTTTGATGGTTCAAATAGAATAGCAAGATTCCCTGCTAGTCCTGCAGGTGCAGTAGCAGGCAAATTACCACCTGATACAATTATAGACGATAAAGGGGTAACAGTTCCAAATGCATCAGTATTCTTTTATGATGATGGTCATGGGAATATTAGAGGAACTGCTGTAGGAACTATAAACTATCAAACAGGAGCTATTGACTTTACAGGTTTGCCAAATGCAGAGTTTGCTATAACAGCTAATTATGATTCAGCTCATGGTGGAGGAGCAAATGCGACATCTGCAGCCGAAAATGTTATAGTTAATGTTTCAGCTCGTTCTTGCAATAGTAAAGTTAATACACCAATAGAAATAGTAGCATTTAATTAAGGAGGTATAATATGCCATATGGAAAAGGTACTTATGGGAAAAAAAGAGGGAGACCTTCTAAAAAGAAGTCTAAAAAAATGAAACCTAAAAAGAGGAGATGAAATGGCTAAATATAGAGGAAAGTCAGTTAGGCTAAATAAACCTTCTAGGATAACTAAAGGTCAACCAGGTTATGGTAGAAAAAAATTTAAAGTATTTGTTAAAGCAGGTACTAAAGTTAAAAAAGTAATGTTTGGCGACCCTAATATGAAAATTAAAAAATCTAGTCCTGCAAGGAGAAAATCATTTAGAGCAAGGCATAGATGTGCAACTCCAGGACCTAAAACTAAAGCAAGATATTGGTCTTGCAAAATGTGGTAAGGAGAATATAAATGGCAATAAGTTCAACATATTGTACACATAGAGATGTTAAGGATGTATTTCCTAATATGGATGACTATGATGTTAAAAATCCTATTTATGGATGGACAGAAGTCTCAACTAATAAATATGCTGCTCATAATAGTGGCTTAGTAACTCAATTATTTGCAGATGGTGAAGATTTGGGTCCTGCACAATCAGCACATACTGATTTAAATGTAGAAGGAGAATGGTTTTACAATTCTGCAGAAGATGTATGTTATTATTATTCAGCTAGTACTCCATTAGATAAATTAATGGAAGCAGGAGAAGAGTTTTCTACTCTTATTACTAGGATTATGAAAAATGCATCTAGATTTTTAGATGCTAGATTAGATGCTAATTTACCTAGAGACCAATTTAGAGACAAAGAAGGTAATTTTGATTATATGATTGTTAGGACTGCAGCTTTATTATCTGCTAAGTTTTTAATTAAAGCTCAAGAACCTACTAATCCTTTAGCAGATGAGTTTGATGAAGAGATTAAAGAAAATATAGAAGCATTAAATACAGGGAAAACTAGATTATCAGGTAATGTTACAGGTGATGCATCTAAAGGAATTGTTAGAGAAGTAGTCTCTCCTCAAAATTCTAATGGATTGCACATAGTAGATACTAGAGGAAATTATTCAGGGATATATGATTTAATTAAAGTAGTAATTAATACAGCAGGGGCAATAGGTACTGCTAAATTTGATGTTTATGGTAAATCTACTGATAGTTTAAAGGCTGATAAAATTGTAGATGCTGAAGTTATTAATGGACAGTATCAACCTATAGGAAATGGGCTTCAGATTAGATTTGCAGGTAAAAATAGTTCATCTTCTGCTACTGCAGGAGGAACTCCTGATGAATGGGAGATAGAAGTATGGGGAAGAATGGAATCTATGGATGATAATATAGGTAATGTTAGGTCTGTAAAAATGACTAGAGGTGGTTTAAGAACAAGACATAGAATTTATTAATTGTCTAGGAAGGAAATTGTTAATATATTATGCCTATAACTTTTACGAATAATTGGAAGAATATACTAGATAAACTAGAAAGTATTCTTAGAAACGAATTTAAAGGGTCTATTAAAGTGTTTACAGGGAAGGAAGATAACCCTGGAAATCAGTACATTAGGTTAAACCCTGTTAGTACTGAGCTGTTAGATTATATGCATAGCGCTGAATTTAGAGAGTTTTCTATAGAAATGAGTTATCATTTTAGAGAACCTAATATTAAAAGAAATTCTTTAGAGCATATTTTTAGACAGGTATCTAGGATAGAAGCTTTAATTCATGATAATGTAACTGCTACTTTATCTGATTCTTCTAAAATTACAAATGTACAATTAAGTAGTTGTGATTTAGATGTGGGGGATTCTGATTCAGAATATGTAGTTGAATGGGATTTATCATGTCAACACTTAGCTAATATAGGATAAAGGAGTATTATGAAGGTAAAATTAAAAAATGGTGAAAAGCTTACATCGAATTATAGCTATTGTTATTTAGATAGAGATAAATGGACTGCTTTAAACCAAGGCAAAGAAGTAGATTTGGATTTAATTCCAAATATAATTAAAGATAAAGTGGAAGAAGTTGGAAATGTAAAAGCTTCTCCAAAAACTAAGGAGGTTAAATAATGGCTAATGCAGCATTTTCACCAAAAGATTTTAAAGCTTGGATTATAAAAGAATCAACTCCAGGGACTGTTCCTACTATTACATCAGGACTACATCAATTAGATGTAGACTCTGTTACTTTTCCATCTTTAAATGTTAATCAAGTTTTAGATGTAAGAACACAAGCAGGAAGGATTCTAGATAAAGGAGACTTTTTTCAAGATAATTTATACAAGACAACAGAAGTATCTTTATCAGGTACATTCCATAATGATGCAGGGCATAGACAGTTAATGCAAAGCGTTACAGGTAATACTTTAGCTACAAGTGCAGGAGATGTAAATTTAGGTTACGCTGCTACAGGTATTAATGGAGAGTATGGAGTTGCACAAGCAGATGTTACATTCACATTAGTTTTAGCATCTCCTGATACAGTTGATGGATATAATATTATTATGTCAGGGTGCATGGTAACAAATTTTACACTTAGTGCAGACATGGGTACAGATGGTGGTGTTTATAAATGGAGTTGTACAATATCAACAGGGAATAAGCCAACTCTTAACAATTCAGCAGATGAAGATGGAACTGCATATACAGGAGCTTTAATAAGCATAGATGGTTTAAGTGCTACAAGCGTATATAGCATTTCAACTTGTGTATTGTCTAGTTTTTCAGTAGCTATAGATTCTCCTGCAGTTTATGCAGGAACAGGCACTAATGGATATGGAGCTTTTGCTAGAGGTCAAGAGATTGCTGTAACAGCTGCAGCTCAAGTTAAGTACGATGCAGACACTAGAGGTTTAATTCAAAACTTTGGAGAGCAAGGTGTGACTGTTGATACAGCAGGAGCATTTACAATGACTCAAAGCTCTGCTACTGACTGCTCGATAAGCATGCCTACAGGAATCTTAACTAATGTAGCTTTAGCTGATGGAGACATAATGATGATGGATGTAGAGCTAAAAGGAGTTAGTAATGGTTCAGGAAGTGTACTTGCATTTGACCTAGCATAATAATAATATAATAGGAGATTAAAATGGCTAAAAAAATCGTAGAGCTAAAAAGTAAAAGGAAAGTTGAATTAAAAGAGATGTCTTTAGATGATATAGACTTTTGTAATGATTCAACATTACTTAAAACAGATGCTGATGGGAATCCATACATTGTAGGAATGTCTAAGTCTAGAACTGCATGGCTTAGAAGAGGGATTAAAGGTGGAGATTTTAAATCATTTAAAATAGAAAATGGTTTTGCTTGTGATTCAGCTTTAAAAGAGTTGACAGAAGATGAAAAAAATGAATTAATTCCTTTAATACAAGCTCATCAACAGTTGGGGGAATAGAGTCCCTTACACTAGAATTAAATATTCTAACAGGAAATTGGTGTGAGGGATGTGTTTATCATGAGTATCCTTATGTGGCTACTCCTCCTATAGCTGTTAATGGGAAAAGAATATCTTTATCATTTAATAGTGATGAAGATGTTTGGAAAATAATACATAAGTTAATTGAAGAGGCAAAGGAAATGAACAAATTAGGCAAATCTTTTGATATAGGGGCTTCTTTGCTTAAGCAAATTCCATTTTTTGCCTGTAAAAATGTATTATTATCAAAAGAATATCAATCAGATATATCTAAGTATCTATATTGCAAAAACTTTGGCATCAAGCCTTATGAAGGCTCTTATAAAGAACAGCCATCTCGATGGGTTTCTAAAACTTTTATTATTAAAAATGCTTTAATAAAAAGAGACAATATGCTACAAAAGCAACATATGAATAAGGTTAAAGATGACTAAAATATATAATGAAATAGTTTTAATATGGAATGAAGAAACTAATCAATATGATACAATACATGAAGATTCATATGATTATGATGGTGATATTTACCAAATGGCTGAAGCTGAAATAGAAATATCAGGTGGTAAAAGTACTGCAAAGCTTGTCAAAGCATTACAAAAAGCATTTAAAAATTTAAATAAAGAGTTTACAGCAGGAACAGATTTAGGAGAAGATTTAGATTTTGTTCTTAAGAAGTTATCATCTAGTGCTAAGTTTTTAGAAATAAATGAACGAGGTTTAAGTGATGAGCAGAAAAAACAAATAGCTCTTTGGAGAACTCAATTTGGCGTACTAGAAAGACAAAGACAGCAAAGAGAAAAAGTTGCTCATGAAAGAAAAGTGCAAGCTCAAAGAGAAGCTCTTGATATGTTTAATTATAATCAAGCTGCAAAAAAAGAAAAGCAAGCTAGAAAAGAACTTATTGCACAGCGAAAAAAAGAAGAGCAGCAAACAAAACAGCTTTTAATAGCTAAAAAAAGACAGCAAAAAATAGAAGAAAAAGCTAAAATTAAATTAATGGAGCTAAATGCTGCTTTAAAAAAATATGGAATTACTGTTAATGATATAGCAGGAAAAACTAATCTTGTTGCTCGTGCAGTTAGAGGCAATGCAACAGCTCTTGCAAAATTAAACATATTGACTAAAGAGGCTATAACAACAGGAAAGCTTAATAATAGAGTTTTAAAGCTTGCTGAGGTTAGAAATCATAGAAATGCTATGTCTTTATCTAGAGTAAGGTCTGTTTTACTGATGACTAGTTTTGCTTATGGAGTTACTGCTGCAAAAGCTATTCAACTTGTTAAAGCATATGCATTTCAAGAACAGCAAGAGGCAAAGTTACTACAAGCATTAAGGTCTACTAATTTTGCAGCAGGGTTAAGCCAAAAAACTATTGTTGAATATGCTGCAGCTATGCAAGAAGCTACAGGCATAGGTGATGAGCTAACCATTGGTTCGTCTGCATTACTTGCTACATTTACAAAGATTGGTTCAGAGACATTTTTACAAGCACAAAGTGCAATCCTTGATGTTACATCTGCTATGTATGGAGCTAATGTTTCTAGTGAAACTTTAAAAACTACCACAGTACAAGTTGGAAAAGCTTTAAATGACCCTATCAAAGGGGTGAGTGCTTTATCTAGAGTTGGTATTCAGTTTACAGAAGACCAAAGAAAAATGATAAAAGAAATGGTCTTAGCAGGGGATATTGCAGGCGCTCAAAAGATAATATTAGGAGAGCTAGAAACTCAGTTTGGTGGAATGGGTGAAGCTATGGCTGATACTACTGAAGGAAAAATAAAAGCTATGAGTTCTGCTTTTTCAGACCTTCAGGAAGATATGGGAAGAGTTATAACTCCTGGTACAATGAAAGTTGTTGAATTTATTACAAAATTAGCAAAAGCTTTAGACCCACAAGATATAGCTAATTATGGATTGGCAATAGGAACAGTTGTGTCTGTATGGGCAATTTATTCAAAAGCTACCAAGCTAGCAGCAGATGCTACTACAGCATTGAGCAAATCTCAAGCAATTTTGCAAGTTGTTACTGCAGGTTCGACTAAGGCAGTAAAAGCCTTAACTAAAGGTATGGCTTTAATAGCAGGGGTAGGTCTTACTAAAGGCTTTCTTGACATGCTTGATGTAAATGAAGATTTAAATGAAAGGCTTAAAGAATTAAATGATGAAATAGAAACTCTCGGAAAGAATGAAAATACTCTTGCTGAAGAAATGGGTAGAGGCACAGAGGAAATAGACAAAGCAATAGAAGCTTTAAAAAAGAAATTTAAATTATTAGATGACGATGGAAGTGCAGTTGAAAAGTATGCAAGTGAACAGGGACTTCATTTAAGTGACCTTAGCACTATGGAGATTAATTATATTAATCTTATAAATGAAAAAACAAGAGCGCAAGAAAATTATAGGCAGGCTGTTAAAAGAACACAAAGTGTAGAGACTGAAAATATGTCTTTAGCAAATCAAATTATTTTAGCTACAGCTAAATTAAATGGCGAAGATAAGAGGCAATTAAAAGTTAAAGAAGAATTATTAAAAGCAAATATTGATTTAGATGGCACTAATTTTCAATTAGTAGATGGTGAGATTAAATTAACAGATGCTACAAAGGGATTTACGAAAGAGAATGAAGAATTAGTACATAAAGTTAAAGAAAGATTTGATGGTCAAATGTTACTTTTTGATTTGCTTGAAGATTTTAACAAAAAGAATGAAGATTCTCAAGATATAGAAGATGCTAATGCACGAAGGCAGCAAAAAACAAATGAGTTGAAAATGCAACTTAAAAATCAATTTTTTTCAATGAGCCAAGATATAAATTCTGCAGAAATGGAAATTCAAAAAGAAAGAATGCAAACAGATGTTGAGCAAATAAAAGAAACATCTGCATATAAAATTGCTGCTGCTAGGAATGATACTAATGCTATGAATAGGCTAGAAAAAGAAGCTGCTGCTAAAACATTGCCACGCAGAAAACAACTGTTTCAAGAAAAGCAAAGAATGGCGATAGCAGAAATATTAATAAATAATGCTATAGCTGCTATTTCAGCAATTAAAGATTATGGAGTTGCAGCTCCTATTGCTATTGCAGGCTATACTGCTATGGCAGCAATGCAGATGAATGTTGTAAGACAGCAGAAACCTCCTGCATTTGCTCAAGGAGGAGATTTTGTTACTCAAGGTCCTCAAATGATTATGGTTGGGGATAACCCTGGAGGTAGAGAAAGAGTCCAAGTAACACCTCTTTCTAGTCCTAATATTAATGGTCCTCAGCAAGGAGGCACAATCAATATTAATTTTAGTGGGAATGTATTAAGTCAAGATTTTATAGAGACAGAAGCTGTTCCACAAATTAAAGAAGCACTTCGTAGAGGTGGGGATATAGGTATATAATGACACTTCCTGCTGTATTTAAAAACGATATTGAATCTAAACAAACATCTATAATTACTAGAGTGATAATTGGCGATAACTTAATGCATTTATCAACTCATAGTATAACTTTTGAAAATCAGTATTATAAACCATTACTATTAAATCTTCCATATTTAAATGAATCTGTAGATTATGAAAAAAGAAATTTTAAAACAGCTAGTGTAACTTTAAAAATATCTAACTATAAATATCAAGAAGAAATATTTTCTGATATATTAAAGTCTAATCCATTGATTAATGAGGAAGTTAATATTTATTTTGATACTCAAAGTGCAACTTCTAGTGAAGATTCATTATTAGTTTTTAAAGGGTATGTTGCTAGAATTAATCATAATAACTCTGAAGTAAATATAATTTTAGAAGATTTAACTCAATCAAAAATGAGCAAAAATATACCTAGTGTTAAAACATCTACTTCAGAATCTGTACCTTCAAAATATAGAAATAAAATAATACCTATCGTTTATGGGCATTTAAAAGGCGCCCCTGCTATTATAGATAGTGGAAATACATTAAAAGCAGACTCTGACAATTCAGTATCTCTTGTATCTTCTACAGTTGATGAATATCTTAATATTGGCACCTCAGAAAATTACGAACCTGACACTATATTTGAATCTTTTGATGATTGGGGAGCAAAAGGCATATCTCCTGTTATGGTTTACATAGACGATTTTATGGCACATGTTCCAATAAAAACATTAGAGTCTTTAAAAGATATTGAAATAGCTACTTTTAATTCTTTGGATTATACTCAATGGACATCTTATGATTCAGATAGCCCAGGTCAAGTTAAGCTTGTTCCTGAAAAGCAAGCAGATTTAGGTGCTGCAGGAATACATAAAACATTACAGTTAATTGTTCCTTTTAAATCAAAAAATATTTCATGCTACTTAAGGGAAAATTTAAGCAATGTTTCATCTCAAAATGATTTATCAGATTCTTATCAGTTTGGATGGGATAGCCAAATGAACTTATTTGAAGATGCTATGAATCAAGCTATTAGTGATAATGATTATACGCCTACATCTTTATTGAATTTTAATAATTCTGAACCATACTCTTATTGGAATGAAATTGATTATCAAAATTATGGACATCTTTATTTATATTTTGCTCACTATGTAAATCAATCTTTAATAAAAATATCTATTGATTCTGATTTAGGGATTGATTATTCAGCTTTAAGTGATAATTTACAAATGAGCATTAATAGTTTTTTATTTCCTAAAATGCCTAGCACTCTTTCGCAATCTGATAATTCTAAACTTTATATCATTTCACATGATGGCAATGGTTTTATTGCTACAGGTGCTACAGCATTGGCAACTAATGACAATGTATCATCTATGCATTTGGGAAGTCAATTTAATCAAGTATTTACTGATTCCAATATAGATACATCTCCTAAAGACTTGTTTTTATTCTTTAATCATTTTGGCGAATCTGAATATTCAGGGCTTAATGTTGAAGGTGATAATCAAATTATATTTGAAACTTCAGCTAATATTAACCCTGATAGCGTTGTTTATGGAAATTTAGGTGAGGCTGAATGGAATACTTTTAGGCATGAAACATCTTATGTTATAATCGAGCAAAATTCTCTTACCATTGATATTATGCTTGGAATGAACATTTTTATTAACCCTAATGACATCTATGATGATATACCTTTAGATTTATATGCAAAAGTAAGAGGTCAGATAAATGAAGTAGATTTGTTAACTTGCTGCAATGTTAAGTATAAGCCTGATAAATTAAACTTTTTTTTAAATGTTAATGGAAGAGTTGAAAATGGAGTTGTTCTTCGAAATCCTATAGAAATAATGCGAAATATTGCTATTACAGAGCTAGGGTTAGATGAAAGCCAAATAGATGAAGATTCTTATAATAAGGCTAAAGAAATTCATTTTAATTATAAATTTGATTTTTCTGTAAATAAAGAAATTGAAGGCAAAAAATTATTAGAAGATATTGCAAGGTCGACTTTATGTTATCCTTACTTTGACAATAAAGGAAAGCTAAATTTTCCATCAATGAAAACATTGTATACTCAAGTAGATGATTATGACAATACAGATAATGCAATAACAATAAAAGAAGATGATGTTATTAATTATTCATTTAGCAGGACTAAAAATGAACATTGCTACAGCAGAATTGAATTTAATTATAATTATAATTATGCATCTAAAGCATATGATTCTAAATTAGAATCAGGGCTTTATCCTGAACCTAATGAATTGTTTTATAATTCTCATGTAGATTTTGATGGTACTCCTGATGTAGATTATAATGTATTAACATTTGAATCTAAATATATAAAAGACGATGCAACTGCTGATTTAGTATGGAAAAGGATGTTTAGGTTTTATAAACATCAGCACTTGCTATGCAAAATTAAACTGCCATTAAAATATGTTAATATAAACCCAGGTCAAATAATAAAGTTTGATAAATTAATACAAGGCATAAAGGCTTTTGGAATTGATTATACTAAAGTAATTCAATTAGCAGAAAGTCAAAATGCAGGAAGTATATTTTACCCTTTATTTTTTGTTACATCTGCAAGAAAAAATTTAGATTTTGTTGAAATTGAAGGTATTCAATTAAATACATTAGATGCTATAGATATTAATACATGGGATGAAAAGCTTTTAGATTTTGATTATAATACAGGCGATACTAGTTTTGAGGATACTATTGTAGAAGGGGAAGGTACAGGTAACCACTATGGGGACCAAGGTTTATATTACGATGATTATGTAGAAAACCCTCCTTCTGTTGTTTTAGAAAATTTAATTTATGGAGGGAAAAGGTTTTCTGAAGGAGCTGCCGATGAAAATGCAGAATTTTTCTTATTTAGCGAAGAAAATATAATCATTGATGATATAGTATCTTGGTCACCTAATCTTTACGATAGAACATTTTATGTTCCAAGTGGTGCTTTTTATGGTCACCCTGTACATGAAAATTTAATAGTGCAAATTATGTATTCTCATACTAATGTAGGTTGGGGAGTAAATTATGATGCAGATGGAACTTGCTATTATGGATTAGTAACTGAGTCTAATCATAATGGACCATTTGAATTTATAGGACACAATATATTTAAAATTATGATATATAATACTCCTATTCATAATATGGAATCTTTTAATGCTCAATTTATTTCAACAGGACAAATACCTCAGCCTGAATATTGGAGACTGCCAACTTTAGGGGTCAATGGTCTTGCAGAGTTTTTTCTTGGCTTAACTCCAAGACAACCTATTCCAGGAAATCTACAGCTTGACCCTCATACTGTATTTGGACAACAATTAAATTGGGCAAATGCTTTAAAAGGGGATGTAAATTTTGATGGCATGCTAAATATTCTAGATATTACAGCTTTTATAGCTCTAATATTAGGAAATAATAGCTTTACAAGCCCTGCTCAAGCTTATCTTGCAGATTATAATTTAGACCAATCTTTTAATGCGATGGATATAGTTAGTTTAGTACAACACATAATGAATCAATAAGGTTAATTAATATATAATGATAAAATTATATCACAGAAAAAATGAAATTGCAATAGATTTAAGTTCTTTAAACGATGTTCTTGCTATACAAATTAATTATACAGGCAAAGCATATATGGAGTCTCAGCTTGCAGACGCTTGGATTTCTTCAATGTCAAGCAAAGCTATAATGTGTGTTAACTTAGATTCAGGGAACCCTGTCCCTGAACTTTTATTTAATTACAATGGGGCAATTAATATAAAATCAGTTCATGTAGTAGATGAGCTTAATACATTATATTCAGCTAATATTATAATAGAAGATATAGATTATTTTGAAAAACAAACTGTTGATTTTGATAAAAATACTCAATATTGGGAAGGGTTGGATAGTTATCATCAGGCAGATAATCAGATTGTACATTCATCGTTAGTTAAAAATAATTTACAGACAAAGCAAAATGAATATTATTTTATAGATGGTAGTCCTTATAATGGGGAGTATCACTTGCATGGAGATGGGCAAGCTATGACAGGAGGAGTTCATACAGAAGAGTCAATAGACATTTACATGAAAGATAGAAAAGGGAATATAGTAAATTTTAAAACAGATAATTATAAAAAAAGAGCAATGCAAATTATAAAAAAATATAAACCATTTATTCCAAGTGTAAGGAAGCTTACTAAATCTGCTCAAGCACAATCTAAAGATTTTAAAAAACAAATTACTTTTTCTAAAAAAGAATTTAAAGTTCCTTCTGTAGATACAAAAGCACCATCACAAACAACAACTAAAGTAGCTCCTGTTAAAACAACAACAGAATCTAAGATAGAAAAATATTAGGAGAATTAAATGGCAAAGCAGAATGTAGGTAACCCAAAATTTTATATAGATATGCTTTCTTTTTTTAAGGCACAAGGGAGTTTTGAAGATACTTATGGTGACACTAAACTTATGGGAGAATTGAATCCTGTTGAAAGCATTCAAGAAACAGCCGAGGCTGGTTTCCAAGATTTATCAGGCTACAGAGAATATAGGGTAAAACTAGACCACGACAACAGGATGTCAGGGGCTACACATATTCCTTCTTTTAAACATTGGCTAGGGTTTTTTAATCATAATTTTTATGACTCCAAAATTAAAAATACTATAATTAATGTTCTAAATGTTGCTGAGCAAGGAGTAAATAATATTACTGCTAGTGACTTTAGTGAAATATGCAATTTTCCTATGGACTCTACTACAACCTTTCAACAAAATGGTTGGAGTATGGCTGAGTGTGACCCAATAGCACAAAGTTTCAGGACATTAAGCATTAGTACGCGAACTGACAGTACTACAAATTTTGAACTTATGCTTAGTAAAATAGGTTTTGGTCAAGTATTTCAGATGCCTCATTCTCCTGATTTAAAATTAACTATCAGGAGAGAATATGATGGAATAAAAAAACAACAAACAAAAGGTGGCTCTACGCTAACGCAAGTAGACTATACAGGGTCTCCTCATTGGGGAACTATGCCTGCTTGGTATGTAGGTCAGGCTAATTTATCAACTCAGGAAGGTAACAACTATAAAGAAAAAAGGCAATATGGTAGAGGTAGAAGGATTTGGGATTTAAAATTTTCCTATATAAGCGATTGGAGGCTTTTTCCTATTAACGAATCAATATCAAGAAATAATCCTACTGATAGCATCGATTTAGAAGATAATTCTTCTTATATTAATGCTAACAATGATTTTACTACTGATGCCTATGACAGTTATTCTTTTATGACAGTAGTTATGGGTAAAACTTTAGGTGGCAGTTTGCCATTTATATTTCAACCTGATGGCAACAATAATAGTCCTGACCAATTTGCTATATGCCAAATAGACCAAAGTTCATTTAATTATGAGCAAGTAGCTAATGGAGTCTATGATATATCGCTAACAATTAGAGAAGTGTGGTAATACACACCTCTCTATTGGGTGGAGGCAGATAGTTTTACGATTTTCTATCTGCTTCATCATCCCATTCATCGAGAAACTTTCTGCTAGTTATACCTATTAAATTAAGCATATCTTCATACTCATCCATAAAATCATTTACAGGAATATAATCTTTAAAATCACATTCATACTTTTCTAATAGATAGACTTGTTTCCAAATCAAATCATATAATTCACTATTATTTTTAAATATCTCTCTTATTAAGTTTCCTCTTTTATTACCTTTCATCTCTAATAAATCCTTCCAATAACTCAAAATAGACCTTGTAGTATTTCTTTCCATTATCCATAAACTCCTCTTTTTCACATTTTGGTAAATATTTAATTACTTGATTATAAGATACATTTAAATGCCTTTTGTACAGGGTGGAGTAAAAGAAAAATCCTAAATCCATATTTAGGTTTTCTTTCCACCATTTATAAGCATTGATATCTTCTTCTTTCAGCCTAATTACATTGACGCAACCTTTTGCCTCAATAAAATAAGCTCCTTTCTTGACTACAATATAGTCAGGTTTCTTCCTTATAAGCAAGGGTATCTTGCACCAAGTGGACACATCTATCCCTTCTTGGAGTAAATCAAACCCAAATCTAAATACATCAAATCCCATAGACTCGTAGTACTCCTCTGCTTTTACTTCTGCTATATTTGCTTGAGGATTATTTATTCTCTCTCCCCAAGTTTTTAAGTGCATACTCATTTACATCTCCTTTGCTTTATTTCTATAATACATTTCCATACAATAGTTAGCTATTAGCATTGCATCACTAACATTGAATGTTATCTTCATATTAGGGAATAACTTTTTAGCCTTCTCTAATAAAAGTCTTTTTCTCTTCTTTTTTTCCAAACCTTTTGGAATACCATACCAATATATCCACTCTTTTGGATTTACATAGGTAAAGTTAAATTCATTAGCATATAATGTACCTTCCCAATGACCTAGATTTTGCCCAAAGCTAAATGTAGAGACTGCTCCTTGTTTTGGAAAAGCATGGACATGCTCAACTAGAACATGGACATTTTCTAAAGATAGCCCTCTAGGAATTGTAGCCATTAAGCCTACACTTAATAAATCAATTTGTTTTGGAAACTTAAAATTTAAATGTGTTTCTACTCCATCTTCTATAGAGATTATTCCACAGCCACCACTTTTACCAGGGTCTATTCCTATAAAAACCCTAGTATCATTTTTAGGTTTCATTTCTTCTAAACTCTTAATATTACTCATATATTATCCTTGTGTTAATTTTACTTTATCTCCCTCGTAATGAAGAACTGCATTGCCTGAATTTCCATACCTAACCTTTGAACCTATAATTTCTAATTGGTTTGCTCCATACTTGCTAGCATTTCCATTAATCTTAAAATCATAGTATACAAATAAAACATTTTCTGCAACTTGTTCTATTGCACCACTTTCTGCAATGTCAGATAACTTAGGTCTACCATCTCCTCTAACCTCTAATGCTCTATTAAGCTGAGATAATAAAAAGACACAAGCATTCTGACTCTTTGCTAACCATTTATAATCATTTACTAGCTTTTCTAATTGAAATCTTCTATGGTCAAACTTCTGCTCAGGAGATATTAGCTGTATATAATCATCAAAGATTATATCAGGTTTAAACTTCTTAATCTCTGCTGCAGATTGAGAGAATGTATTTAGATTATCGAACATACAAAACCTATCCTCTGAATACTTCTCTGCAACCTTTTTCTTGACATTATTAAGCTTTGATATTGTCTCTAAATCATTTAATATGCCTTTCCTAATAGATAGGTATGACAATTCTCCACTCTCAAGAACTAAAATCTTCTTAAGCATCTCAACATTGGTCATCTCTCTATTGACAACCAATACTTTCAAGCCTTGCTCTATACAACCTTTAACTACATTAATCATAGCAGTAGTTTTTCCATGTCCTGGTCTGCCACCAAGTATAGTAATCTCTCCTCTAGTCAAACCACCTGCTAGAGAATCAATCCCATTAAACCCTGTTTTTATAATATTGACATCACTATTCTGTATATTATCTACAGTTTCTTCTAACTCATCTTCTATAACAAATTTTGTACCAGGCTTTACATCCATTAATGCCCCTATACTCGTATGAGTATCAGACATTAAATTATAAATATCTGTATTATTGCTATATGCAGACTCGTTTATAAGTGTCGTTTTCTTTATTATACTTCTTAATAAATGTTTCTCGTATACTTGTTTTGCATAGTGCATTGGATTAGTAGTTGGATTATCCATTAGCCCTGTTATATAATAAGCATCTACTCCATCTGCCTTATCTTTTTCTGTAAGCCTGCCACACACAGTAGCAATATCTATTGGCTCTCCATTATGATGCATATTACTAAGTATCTCGAATGCTCTAGCATTCTCTTGGAAATAAAAATAATCCTTATGCAAATAAGCTGAAACATCATCTAAGATTTTATTATTTTCTAATATTGAGCATAAAATAGCTCTTTCTCCCTCTTTAGAAGAAGGATTAACCTTATCAGACATCTATCGCCCTTCCTATTTTTTATTTTTTAATTCTCTAATTATTATATCTACTTTTTTCTCTAGCAGATACAACCTTTCCTCTATACTTTTCTTATTAGTATGTATATATTTTACTTTTTTTCTATCTTCAAAGTATGACATTTATCCCTTTCTGAGGTCAATATTCCCCTGCACTATATCGTGGTCAACAATATAATGTACTGAATTTCACAATCCATTTCAATAGCAGGGGATTATTTTTTTAAAATCTTTTGAATCTCTTTCAATGTGTCTTTAGCTCTCATCCTATTAGCATTATGCAGAGAACTATTATTTTTTATCCAATATAAACTATCAACACATATTTTAAGACATTCCATAAGCCTACTATTTTGACTTTTACTATTTGTGTCTCGATGCATTCCTTGCATTCCTATTCTCTAAATAAGAAGATATAAAGTATTTATAAATATACCACTTCCCATTAGATGCTTCTCTATATCTATCCATTCTCTTTTTACTTACATACTCACTTTTCATAAAACTCCCTTAGTAGTGAGAGGGTAGGTAAGAAAGGAATAGCGAGAGAGACTCACTAAAAAGAAACCCACCCCCTCAGTTTGAAATTACTACTTTTTTTTATTATTTACTAGATTTTTCTTTTTTGTACCTATAGAAGGTAGCCCTAGATATACCTGCTTGATTGCAAACAAAGTCTCTACTGATACCAAGCTTGCTATGCAAGAACATAAGAAAGTCTAGCTTTTTGCTTGCTTTTCTAATCAAAATGGTAAATCCTCCATCTCTAGGTCTCTAGTATCTCCATCTGTCCACTTGTCAAAGTTCTTGACATTCATAGAGAATTTCTGATTACCATCTTTATCTTTCCAAGGGGCAACATCTATATAAGACATTAAAGGCTTACCTATAATATCTTCAGGTTGCAATTCAGGAAGGGTTTTAACCATTCTCTTTTCGCCATCTATTTCAACTTCTACTTCAGGACACTCTATACCAATAGACTCACAGAAATGTAAGTACTTATCGTTGCCACCAGGATTTGCCTCAAAGTCATCTCCCTCTGTAGGGTTAAGGAAGAAAAATACTCCACCACCTTTAACTCTCCTGCCTGCATAAGATGCACCTTTAACTTGATTGCCATTGGCTGTAGTAAAGGTTAACTCTTTAACAGCATCTGCTATTTCTACATAGAAATTAAATACCTTTGCTTTGTATTTTTTTCTAACAGAAACTTCTGCTACTTTGCATTCTGTTATATGGCTTGGATATAACTGCTTTGCTACCAATGTTACATTTTTATTTTGGCTAGGGTCATAATAGTGATGTGTCTCACTTTTCTCCATAGCATCTAATATACTACTCATTTACACTCTCCTTCATTTTATTTAGTTTTATTATTGTTTGTTTATAGTTTTGAGAGTTTATACCCAAACTATCTACTTCGTCTTTTATTTTATCAGACAATTCTACATTACCTATGTCTGATAGAATTTTTTCTAGATTATCTTTTTGCTTATCATCTAAATTATAATCTACAACCTGCTTTCTGTAAACATCATCTGCTATATTGCATAATCTATTAACTGCAACCTTAAAAGCATCTGTATTTGCAGACTTTAGGTTATTAGATATGTTTACATACCCTTTTGCATTTTTGGCTATTCTATGCGAAGCTATGGCTTCAAAGTATCTAGGCAAACCCTCATCTACTATAGTCAATCTACCATGAACTATAATCTCAACATCTCCTAGAACCTCATACTTTTTAATCTCCCAATTCCATATAGGGAAATGCTCATTTAGCAAACCTCTCATATAACCCTCGTCTACATAGTCAAAACCATCTGCCCTAGTTTCTATATAAGGCTTAGGTGTCTTTGTATCAGATAAATTCTTATGCTTAACAACTAGGTTGTTTAGCTGAGCCTGCAATGCTTGAGCCTTTGCTACTATCTCATTATTAGAATCACTCATTAGTGAACTCCTTTCTATTATCATTATCACATTGTGTTTTATACATACAATATCTGCACTCCCATTCCATAACAGGAGATACATTGGGTCTGAGATTTGGTAAACCTAAAGAATGCTCTTTTACGATTTCTTTCCAATAAGATTCAGCAGTAAGTAACCTTGACATATCTATGTCTACCTCCTTAAGTACTGAAGTGTCCTTATTGTAGTATAGTAGAGACATTCCATCTAATCTACCAAACCTCCTCTTGACCCCAACTCCATATATTGCTACTTGCAATTCTTGATGTATGCTAGGCTCTTTCTCTTTATTCCTACCAAACTTCATTCTATAAGACCAAGCATTTATAGTCTTGATATCATAGAGATAAACCCTACCATCATCTAATTCTATTATTAAATCTGCAAACCCTCTAACTTTTAAATCTTCTAGAAAGATAGGCTCTTCTACATAAACATTCTTTATCATAATTCCCTTTAAAATAGAGAGCCTCACATATTCCTTTGCCTAGATTCACCTACCGAAGTAGCCTTTGGCTTTCGCCCTTAATTCCTCTAGGACTTACAGGACCAGTTATTGACTCTCTATTTATTTTTTCTTTCCAAACATACCATTATAACACTTGGTACAAATCTTCTTTCTATAATCTTCTACTAGACTTGCTACTGCTGTATGTGGCTTTATTAGATACATAATTCTAGGTCTATAGGAAACAGATAAACATACTTGACACTTATCTGCAACCTTGCCTAATTCCTTATCTAACTCAGGCACTCTTGTTCTAAGCTAGTTAGGAACTCATCAACATCATCTGCAACCCAATCAGGTACTTCAGACACATAATGCTCGCTACCATCTTCTGTTGTATATTTTATAGTCCAATGTGTTATCTTCATTATGCTACCTCTGATACTTCTTCCTGCTTATAGCTACCATCTCTAACTTCCTCAGTAACATCATTACATTCTATAGGTCTAAACCATACACCTTTAGTCATAGTTTTCTGTGTAACCATTCTACAAACATAACCTATAGCTTGGTCTTTAGTCCTAGCTTTTACTGCCCATCTAGTTCTCCAACCCTCTTGGTTTGTTTCGTACTTAACTTCAAAAAACTTATCTGATTTATTCATTTTATTCTCCTTTTCTATTTATTATAAATATTAACAAAAACCTTTAAAGGGTTTTTGTTATATATATTATATATATATATATATAGTATATATTATATATTCTCTTTTGGTTCTTTTCTCTTAACTGCTTCTACAAGTGCTTGTTGAATGTCAGTATGAACTAAATCTCCTAACCTAAACACTCGTCTTACCTTATCTTCTATTTGCTCTGTAGGCTCTAGTTTCATTACACTCTCATAGTATAATTTCCTAGAACACATACCACTAGAACTAGCTCTGTAGCTGATACCCTCTTTTGGGTACTTTTCTAGCATTTCTCTTCTATTAATCTCTGATTGAGACTTTATATAATCGTTGTAAATACTTTCAATATCAAATGATTTTGAACTCATTAAAAACCCCTTATTGTTGAACATTTTAATTTAAAAATAAATAATGACAATACCAAAACATTTTTTTAAAAATATGAATAAAAAAATATAACCAATGTGTGAGATGAAAAATATAACCATTGAGACACCATGTTTTCAGCATAATTAAAAAAATAAATGACAAATAGAAAAAAAAGATAGAGAGAGGCAGTAGAAAACCTCTCCCTATCCTGGTTTACTAGAAAGGAACTAGTATTATTCTTTATCTTCCTCCTTCTCCCACTTTAACTCTTCTAGATACCTTCTTAAGCTATTTATTTCATCTTCCATATAGCCTATAGAACTTTGAGCATCATCGATATAGCTATGGCAACTAGATAGTTCCTCTTCTGCATTATATCTATAGCTGTCTATCTCTTGTACATAGTTCATTATCTTTTTAACATCTACTACACACTCTAGCTTTGCACCTTCTATTAATGCTTTTATATCATCTGCTAGAGTATTCTCTGTAGATTTTAATAGATGAATTGCTTCATCTAGTTTATGACTTTTGCTTGTTAGGTGAAGTAACTCCTCACCTAGTGATTTAATGTTAGACATATTATGTCTCCTTTCTTTTTTCTATTGTTTCAAACTCTACCCATTCTTCTATCCAATCTATATCCTCACCATTGTCTAGAAGAAACTTTACTGCACTATCTTTACTATCAAACCTCTTTGCATAGCCTTCATCATCTAATAGGTATTGATAGCCATTTATTCCTACAACTCCATCATTACACATAAGTGTCTTGCATACTACTTTAGTCATCACTATCTCCCCAATCTAAATTTAGATTGTAACCTCTAGCAACTTTATTAATCAGTATTTTTGCATAATACTTTTTATCAGATGTCAACTCATCTATAAATCCTTCTGTAAAAAAGTAATCTATAGCTTCTATACACTCTTTGTAAGTTACCTTTGGAGTTTTTAGAGGGCTAATATCTACTTTAGCAGTTGTAAACAAATCATCCCATTTACTCATCACTATCTCCTTCAAACTTCTCGTAGTAGGTATTATAGTTCTTTACTATGTCAAAGTAGGTATCTCTGTCTAGTCCTGAAGCTCTAATAGCATCAGGGGTAAGCATATTATACAAGCCACTTTTCTGCACTTCTCTATAACATTCCCATTCATACCTAGTTATATCTTTCATATTACTGCTCCTTTCTAATCATAGTAAAAGGAACATCATAATATCCCTTCTCTTCTATGTCTACTACTGCTCTAGTTCTATTCACTTTATGAATAGTACCTCTTTCTATTCTACCTCTATTATCTATTAGCACAATATCTCCAATGGATAATTTAGATACTAGCTCTCTAGCTAAATCTTTCTTCCTTATCTTTAAGGTTTCCATAACACTAGATAACTCTTCTTGACTATCTATAGACATAATCAATCTATATATCTCATAGTTAGTATGTTCTTTTTCTCTATTAGTCACAACTGACTCCTTTCTTTGTTTATTAATTAACACTCTAGACAAGCATCGTCTACTTGTCCATTAACAGCTATTGCTCTACCTAGAAACTCCCAACCTTCTTCGTATTTCAGTACGAATCTTAATAGAGGAAAGTCTTTAGATACTTTTTCTAGGAAGAGAACAGGTGGACTCCAAGCACTCTGGAAACTATACTCTAGATAATTTTCTTCATCATGCTCTAGGCAACCATCTATATCCCACTTAGTCCCCCAATTATCACATCTCCAACTATACCAATTATCTCCATAGGTATGTCCTTTAGTATTCTCTAGCTCTTTAGGCATAGGATATAATTTATTCAAAGATAGAGAAGTAGCTTCTGTGCCATCTTCTTCTATTAATTTAGCCTTATCCCTAAACTCTTCTATTTGTTTTCTAGCTTCATCTTTATCTTCTACTTTATTCCAAGTAGAGACAGATAATCTGTTATCACACCAATTAGGCATATATAACTCCTTTCTATTTTAAGTGGGTAGTATCATCAGTAGGCAAGTTCCCATCTTACCTATACCTCTCTACTATAATAAATAGAGAGGTTTCAACTATGTTATAGTTCTATCTGCATTATTACTAGAGCAATAATCAGTAAGAAAACAACAATTATACACATATAGACACCTTTCTACCAGCCTATGCTAGATAGGTTATCTTTTAGTTTAAGTTGCTTCTCTGTATGCTCTACATCTACCCACACATCATCTACTTTTACTTTTACTATATCGTGTGCATAGACACTACCCATCTCGTCAAAGAAACCTACTTCAGAACCTTTAACATCTACTAGCCTAGTATTACCTTTCTTACTATCTAGCATTATACCACTACAAGGCACACCTAGTTGTACACTTATTATCTTCATTCCTTTCTTTATTTCATTCGTAGTCATAAACTACTCCTTTCTTTGTTTATTAGTTATTCATTCTATGTATATCTTCTACTTTAAAACTTATAGGCTCTGAATCATTAAAGGTATCAAAGTTCTCTATCCAACCTTCTAGAACAATATCGTTCATCATAACTCCAACACTTCTTTCATCTTCTATAACTATAAAGTCCTCTACTACATCAATCTTTTTTGTAGCAGTATTAAATACTTTAGTGTAGATAGAAATCTCTGCTCCTGCACCTTGAATTGCAGTTTCTACCCAACTCTCATCTAGCAATACTTCTAGCTTCCCATCATCATGTGTTAGACTATTACTATCACTAAATTTATACTTGTGCATTAGTGCTTCCTTTACTGCTAGAGATACTGCACAATAGCAAGGGTCACCTTGTTTACCCTCATCTATATGCTCTTGTCTTACTTCTACTATCATTTACTTCTCCTTTCTACTTTGTCTATTAGGAAATACATAGTCTATTTCCTCGAAATCATATAAACACCATTCACATAACCTATCCCAATCATCTACTACTTCTTCTCTAGTATTATTAAAGAACCTTTTGCAGTAGACACATCTATCTCTTGGCATTTCGCATCTCCCTTCTATTATAACAATAGCAAGTAATAATAACTACTATCATCATAACTATTTTAACTAGGCTATCTATTATATATAGTAAATCATACATTGCTTCACTCATCTTCAAATTCCTCCATACCTAGATATTCTTTTCTATAGTATTCTCCCTCTATTACATTATAGAGTTCTTCTATTAGGTCTAGCCTTTTAGGTAAGTCGTCATAGTCACCTCTAAAAGATAGCACTGCTCTCCAATACTCGTGAGTATCTTCTTTTAATAGGTGTCCATAATCTGCTTCTATTATAGTATGAAAGCAACTATTACAAGGATAACCTCTATGTTGAATACTACACATTGTAGCATAGTATAAGCTTCCCTCTAGTTCTTCCACACTAGGTTTTGGTTTATGCATCATCACTCCTTTCTAGTAATAATTTATAGAGCCAGGTTACTAGAACTACTAGAACTATATAACCTGCTATCTCTTCTTGACTCATCTACTTTATCCTTTATATTATAGTTTATTAAATTCTATTTCTACTAAACATTCTCTAGCACTACCATTTGCACAACTACATTCTAGCCAATCTTTACCACCATTAAAAGAGTGATGATATACTCCTTTAATGTATCTATAAAGATGTCTCTCTTCTGGCTTATACTCTTCCTCAAACCTACTAGCATATCTAGGCTTTGTTGTTGCCTTATGCTTTTTAGCATTAAACATCTCTTCTCTTATATTCATCTACTTTACTCCTTCTACTATTTGGATTGTCTTATCTCCTAATGTATAGCACATTAAACACTCTATGCATTTTCTATCACAATTAATAGAAGTGTCATTAGGATTAGTTACATTATTAAAAACTTTATCAAATTCTCTAGGAAGTTCTGACTCTAAATCAGGGTAGGGATTTGAATATATCAATATTATATTAGGTGGTTTCTTTCTACCTTCATCTAGTAGCTTATGCACTAGCCAATACTTTTTAGTCCATAGGCTAAAGGTAGTTTCAGGTTGGTTTTCGCAGATACGAAATAAATTCTCTAAGTGGTTTCTATTAATGAGTTCTCCATGACCATTAAACCTAGCAATAACACTAGGAACTTTTGGTAGATACTCATAATCATGTACTTTATATGATAGATAGTCACTATTAGATTTGAATCTAGGTACTGCATTCTTTCTAAATGTCTTTAGCATATTCCAACTATAACAGACATTACAGATAGTACCTTTCTTCTTAGACATTGCCTGACAGAACTTATTAGAAGTAGTGTCAGTATTAAGTGCAGGTATACCTTCTAGTTTACCTGTCATTTTACTCCATTTATAGGATTCCATATCTACTCCTTATTATCTCTATATCATTATTAGTTAATATTCCAATATAAGTTATTTTTAGCATTCTATCAGTATTAGGTATTCTAATAGAGATATATTTAAGAGTGCTTTTTTGTTCTAGTGGTTTCATATCTAGCTCCTCCTTCTATTTGATGTTAGAACATTATATAGTAGGTCTAGCTTACTAGATAAGTCGTGTTTATTACCATTCATTCCAAAGTATTGTTTCACAGCAGAAATTTTCCATCTACTATGTGGTTTTATACCTTTGCAATATAATCGTAAATCTCTCTTACTACATATTAGATTATACATTCCTAGATTGACACTAGTAGAATTATCTTCTAAGTCTTTTAGGAACTTACAATCTGCATTTATATCTATAGGTTTATTCATTCTACTCTCCTTTTTCTCTTAAGTCGTATATATAAACATCATTTAGTTTATTTATAACTTGATTTCTAAATTCATATATATCTAGATTATCTTTATCTACTAATTTCCAAAGGCTATCATACATTTTATCTAATTTCTTATATCTCTTTTGCATTTTCTAGCCCTTTCTTTTTAGCCATTTATTATACTCATCTTCATCATACTTATATGCTTCTAGGTATTCATTATAGAGAAAATCATAGTGCCAATTTTTACTAGCATCTACCCAGCTATTAATATAAAATAGTGTTAAATATCTAGCATATTGCTCTATAAATTCATCTCTAGTTAAAGCTCCCTTTGTCATACGATAATGTTTTCCATCTCTTGGCATTTATCTACTTATCCTTTCTAGTAAATATTTTCTCTGGATTGTAATAGAAAAAATATAACTGCTTTGTAGTGTATTTACTTGCTTGGTATCTAGTATAACCTTTATACTTAACAAGCCAACCTATTAATTCTTTTCTAGTATTATATGGGCAAGACATTTTATCTTGTTCTAACATATAGTAAAGTTGTAGTTGATTCTGTTGTCATCAGATTTATACTCCTATTAATTACTTTCTATTATATAATTGCTGTTTATACCACTTGTTATCATAATCTAATCTAGAAACTTCTTTTCTATAATAATTGTTCTGCTCTGTTAGTTTCTCTATTAGCCTAATTTTATCTGCTTCAGATAGCTTTTTATAGATACTCATATTATGCTCCTAGTATACAATTTACTAGATGTGCTATTACCCAAAGTATAAAAGCCATACCACTAATTATACTACTAGCAAATAATACTAGAATTGGTATTCTAGATACTATAAGCCAGATATCATATAGCTCTCTCTTAATATTATATAACTTTCTCTCTCTATAAGTCATATCTACTTAATCCTTATCTTTTTTATTTATACCTACTAAGTCATCTATAAACTCATTAAAGAATTTATTGCTCTCTAATATATTATCTAGCATAGCTTTAGACTCGCATTCACATTTTAGACTATCTCCATCTATTATAGTCTTATAGCCTTTCTCACATTTATTACATTTATCCATTATAGTATTCTCCCATAGATATCGCTAAATAGAAATAAATTTGCTATTAGCATTATTATTACATAGTAATCATAGAGTATTGTTAATATAAGTTCCATAAGTATTACTTCCTTTATATAAGTTATAAAATATAAAATTCTTTCTCTTACCAAAGTATAACCATCTCTAGCCTAGAAACTATAATCTACTAGCTTCCTAATAGACATCAGATCGTGGCTAGAATTTTTCTATTAAAAATCTATATCAAAAATTCTTAGATGTGCAGATAGGCTAGGCGAAACGCCCAACCTATTGCACTTTAACTAATTAGCTATATTTACTTAGCTTTTTTTAGAGCTTTTTTGTCTCTAGTGTCTTTAGTCATATACATTAGAGTTTGCATCTGTTCATCGTTTAGAACTTCTAAATTAGCCCTGTCTTTAGTTGTTAAGTCACTACCAAAGTTTAGAGAGACTTTACACCATTTTTGCTTAATCGGGTCATAACTGTAGATTGTACCATTAGCAACGAAGACTAAACCATCTTTGCTAGCTTCTAAGCCTAGCTTTAAGAATCTAGCTTTGAACTGTTCTTTTTTATCATGAGTGCTTTGGCTATTCTTTAACAAGCTTAGAGACTGCAATTCGGTTCTAAAATATTCAAGCCCCTCATTTACTAAGCTATCATCTATTAAAGTTAGCTTCAATTCTAAGTCTAACCACTCATTGCTTGTTTCATTAATCTTAGCAATCTTTAGACCTTTTTTTTCTTTTAAACCATTTACAGCCAATATCTTAGATACTGTACTGTCTACTGTGTTTCTGATTTCCTTATTCATATTTCTACTACTTCCTTTCTATGTGTTTTTATCTACTATTTTTCAGGCTCTAAAAATGAACCTTCTTATACACCTCTAACTTACCTATTCTCTAGGGGGTAGACAAGCAGTTCGTTAAACAT